TATGTTGATAGACCCAACAACTCACAAAGCTCCTCAGGAGAAAACTTAGCAGCCAACAACTTCTTTAGTTCTTCTAGGTTATGATAGTTCACGATGTTCTCTTATTAGCAGAAGACATACGATTAAAGATGTTTTTAGCTACCATATGAACAGCAGCACCGAACCCAGTAATAAATCCCTGCTCATACTCACTCTCATCACCATAAGGTAGGTTCTCAACTTCCAAGGCACGAAGATATTCTAGAAGGAGGATTTGCTCGGCTGCTACAGCAGCCTTAATTCTAATGTCTTGTTGTTCTGTTGTCATGACAAATAGTATGTGAGAAGCCATGCATTGGAGACAAGTGATGGCATAAATGCAAAAACAATGCAATATAAAGAGTCATTAATGTATGTAGGCCTAATAGCTGTAAAGAACACCCAGAGAGCAACAACAAGAACTGGAGTAGACAATATAGCAATAGGCCAGGCAACAATAGTTAAAAAAAGTAAGAGGGTTGTCATGTAAACATCTCCATTTGTTTATCATCTACTAACACATGGTAGGCGTACATAAACTTCTTGAAAGCATCCTCAGGCCACATACACAACGGATAAATACTATCTGTCTTCCAAACACCTTGTTGGAACATGCTCCAGGTCTTACCACCAGAGGGAAGCAGTATTGCAGCTTCATTGTACAGGGCCTGTAGATCAGCTTGCTTGACCTCACACCATTGAGCTAATGTCAACTCAATGTTGAACTTCTCAAAGATAACACGCTCGTTTACATCCTCAATCTTTTTGAAGTCTGGGAGACACGCTTTCAATGGAGAGGGGATGTCACCTAGATAGGCCTCTGCTGCATCGTGCAGGAGACCTGCCAAACGAAGGTGTTTAGGTAGACGCATGGATACAGCAATGGAGTGCTCAGCAACACTATAAAACTGAGTGTGGCCACTAAACCTACACTTATTACTGAGAGCAAAGGCAATATCTTCAATACATATTTCATCTTGTTGTGGATCTAGGAAGTGGTATTGTCGTCCGCTGGCAGTCTCTAAGAATGTTTCTATTGTCATGTTGAACTAACCCAATGTGTTACTACAGTACCTACATAAACACCAATGATAAAACAACCAAGCCCTACGGTAAATGTTACCATTATTTGCTTTCCTTTGCTAGGTCATAGAACTTACTTACTGCTTGGGTAAGAGCACGATGGTCCCAAGGGGGAGTGTACTCATCCATTGAGCAACTGTCTTCCGTACCGTCATATGTCTCGCACCATTGGTCGTCGCTCTGTGCACTTTGCATTTGCTCTTTAGCATACTCGTCGTTTAAGCGTTGATTCTCTTCGTTAGTATATTGTGTAGAAAACATATCACGATAACTAGGTTTAGCAACCTCTGCACCACAAGCAGCATAACCGGCAACATCTACCCAACTATCTTGGTGGTCTGGGCTGTTGTAAAGACGAGCAATTTTAAGTAGGGTCATCATACAAGCAACATCAGAGGGAGAAATATTTACTTCCTCATCCATACTACTAAGATAAGCAGTCCACAAAGAAGCAATCTTAGAGAAGCTATTTTCAGGACCACCATACTGGTCTGCACGAGCGCCATTCACAATACGGTTGGCCTCAGTTAACACGGAAGATCGGGTAGTTTTCATATGTTCCTTGTTAAATTTAAACTCAGGGGCTTTCCAATTAGGATCATACTTGAAATCAGTATACAACTTACTTGGACCTATGTTGTAAAGGTTAATTGGAGGCATGTTTGTTTTACAAAACAACGCTTCTTCAGGGTGAAATTCTTCATGCCATTTGTTAAGAGCCTCTAGCGCTTTTTCTCTAGTTTCTTTGTGTGGTGGTGTCATATGGAGTTTTTGTTATAGAGTATAGCATATCATCACAATCTCTCATAACTTTTTCTAGATAGGCTAACCGTTCGTCTGTCATTGGACCACTCCAATGAGTGTCAGTCAGTGATTTAATAAGACCAGCCTTAAGTTGGAAAATAACAGACTCAATCATTTGTATTTTTCCGCTAAAAATTTGAGAGAGACCGGCATCAAGTCAAACTCACCTGTTGGTTGTACATCGTGAAGCATAAGTATACCACGGAAATGCTTGTTACCTTGTGGACCCAAATAATTTTCTTCATGTGTGTAGCATGAGCCACAGATGATGGAGGTAAGACTAGCACCATCGGCACGATTGGAAGTAGCAATTTGTAGGCCTTGTTGGTGACCTGCGACGCAGCTCATATGCTTCTTGCTAAGCTGTGCTGTAGCACTGGTACAAGGACGACCCATCACACCAGTAGTAAAGTAGTGACTGAAGGCAATGCCGCTTAGAACAAATACCTCCAGGAACGGATGTGCAGTCCATCCTATAAGGTCTAAGTCTTGTAGCCCAATTGTACCATCTAGCTTTGGATCATCATTTGTAGCACGTACAATACGCTGTTCATGGTTACCATGCAAAAAATGCATAGCGGGGTATTTCCCCGCCTTTTTGTTTTTCTTACAGCGCTCATTAAAAGCGTTTAGGGGCGCTATAAGTTGCTTCATTCCTGCATTGCCCGCCTCAATGTCAGCCTTATAGCGACGACCCTCAAAGCTCTTTGTACCCTTATCATAGCTAGACAAAGAGGGCATGTCCCAATGGTCTCCTAGATGCACAACAACATCTGGTTGTTTTTCTACAATGTACTTACCAATGTGTGTTAGATGTGTTGTATCTACATCGGATTTTACTTGTGTATCTGGTATGACAAGGATCTTCATATTTAAACGTGTTCTAATACCTCAGGAGGGAAGTTGGCCTCTTGTTTAACATTATTGCTATCAAACCAAGTACAGCAAATCTTACCATTATTGAGGATATAAGTAACCATCATTGCAGGACCACCAATTTTGAATTTAACAGTATCACCGATTTTCATTTTGAGTTTCTTTCTTTAGTTGATTTAATTTCATGACAAGGTTTACAAAGAACTTGTAAATTACTTGTTTCGCAATAGAGTCGTTGAATGTAAACATCCCAAGACTCAAATCCTTTAAATGGACATATAACAGGGTCTATGTGATCCACCTGTACCATTGTGGAGGAGAAATCCCTAGTACAGTGAGCACACATATAATGCTGTGCAAGTCTTCCCGTAAAGCTATTAGTTTTTTTCTCTGTTTTAGCTAATGCTAATGCCTCATAAATTGGAGGCCATTTTCTACTACCTTGCCTAAGTACAGATGTGATAAAACTACGTCTACGTGCATCTGTCCATTCTGAATATCCCTTTTTCTTAGTAGGTTTCTTTTTTACTTTGGAGGTTGCCAAAATTCTCCTTCCCTACGTAAAACGTACAACAAGGTTGCACGTAAATGTACAGTTGCAACATCACCATTATACACCTCAACAACATAGTTATACATCGTCTTTTCCTCTACCATTTCATCAATAGGTGTCTGAAGATTGTATACAAATTTTGGACAGATATTTCTAAGTTTACCATCAAACCCAGGTACATTGTCTGAAGCATCGCCTAAAATAATATGCTTATAGAAAATACGTAAGCCTTCTAATGGAGATGTAGTTGTGTGCTCTTTATTTACAAAATTGTAATGCCTACCTGGGAGTTGTAGAAGGTCTTTGTCAAGAGACACACAAATACATTCTTCCATACCTTCCATAGCAGTCATACGAATGCCACACATATCATCTACTTCAACATCATTAACAATCTTTGCACCGTAAGTTGTAATTAAATACTCACGACAGTCTTCAAGCCACATAGGCTTAGTTTGAGTTCTGTTAGCTTTATACAAAGGATACAGTGTTTTACGAAAGTTGTTATCTCCAGCAATGTACAGCTCATACTCCTCAGAATTACATGCTTGCTTTATGTGATGCATTGTGGAGTCAATACGACTTAAAGCAGTAGATAGGGGTTCACGCTCTACCTTAGCTTTTGTAGGCTCGCAGCTTGCTGCCATGCGGTAGGAACAATGATCCCCATCTATAATGAGTAATGCCATGTCATAGTCCAATTTGTTTCTTGACTTTCTGACCAACAAGCTGACGCAGATAGCGGAAATCAATGGTTGGATTTTTAACTGTTTTCATGGCGTTGTAAAGCTCCTCAACAACAACACAATGAAACACTGTCTCCATTAGCCGTGGAATGTTCTTGTTTTCCCAACCATCTACAGACAGTTTAGCATATTCTTTCTGAATGAGAGTCGGTGAACAAGCTACCTCGACAATAGCAGCCTCATCACTCTGTACTTCCCTAATTGCTGCAGGAGAATTTGACATATGCTTGTCTTTAAACTCAGCCAATACAACCTTAGCCCATGGCTGACTACCAAACTCATTCTTCCATTCGTAGTTTTTAACTACAACACCCTCCCCTACATGTTCGTTAGGAAGGAGAAATCGACATTCCCTAGCCTCATGTAGAAAATGCTCTGCTTTTCCGTTAACAATTTTCTTTAAGCAAGGAATGAATTCAATGTCATGAGAAACAAGTATAGGGACATATTGCTCATAAGGGATGAACTTGTCCTCTACCCTACTGTAAACATCAAACACGTAAAACTTGTTCCAGGTGTCTTCACGATAATGCTTAATGGTGTGTGGTACAAGCCATTCACCATACAGGATGATGTCTGGGTTATTCTCTACACAACGCTTTAGGGATTCATTCTGAACAACATGGGTCATAAAACCCTGATTGTCCTTTTCAAGACTGAGTTGCCGATTACGACTACCACAACAAACCTTCTCCCCATCCCACCAAACAGAAGCGTTGGTACCATCAATCTTAGGGAACACATATGCAGTCCCAATCTCGATGTTATCTACCTCCCTGTTCCCCATTCTCTCTAGGTGTGGATAACGCACAAATGTATTATTTTCCATGTTGCTCTAAGTATTGATGAAGAAAGACCGCGAAGGCATCTGTAAATTGCTCATCATGTGGCTCAGTGTGTCTACCCATAGCAAACTGAATAGCATGTACAAGCTCATGACAGAATGTCTGCCCTTCAATTGCTTTAGGAAGATCTTTCTCAAGCTGAATTAGGGCCTTTGTATTGTAGCACAGCCCTAGGGCCTGATTGAGCGGTGCTCGCTCCACTGTCCAAACAACACCACCAAGTTTAAAACTTTTTGGAATAATCATGTTAATAAGGAATATCGTCTTCCATATCTGCTAGAGAAGTGACTGAAGCCAAAGGCGAAGTCACAATTGGTTTACCAACAATACCAAAAACGTAGTTTTCAAACTCTTTAGCTGTAGCTAGAATAAGATCAATACTAACGTTCTTTGTTTTGGTCAAGTCATGATAGGTCATGGCAGAAGTAAGGCTGCTTTGACGTACAATGTAAACCTGTTTCTTAGCACGTTCTTCTGGTGTCTCGTATGTACTACGAATTGGTGTTGTTTGTGAAGCTGTTGATGCTGTTTCGGGCTCATCTTCTACTTTATTTGCGGATACCCATTCGTTAAACCCAGCAGCATTTTTTACAACTTCAACCTCATAAAACTCATTTGCTGCTGCTTTAGAGAACAGCTTGTTTGTTTCAACAGTGCCGCCAAAAGGCATTAGTTTACGACTCTCTACTTTACCTTGGAAGGTTAGGTTTTTGTAGGAAACTTCTACAATTTGATAGGGCTTACCCTTCTTGTCGGTAGCAGAGGAGAGTTCAACAGCAATAATTTTGATTTTCATTTGTTTCTTTCTTTGTTAAAGGTGCTCTCTTCTAGGAATCGAACCTAGGTCTCATTTATCATTTAGGGCCGTATCAGGTACCCAACCGAGGAGGGCGTGTGCTACCACTGCACCAAAGAGAGCATTGTCTATGTACGTTTAACTTCTTCCATTCCTTTGGGACATTTGATAATTGTTGTCCCATCGGCAAGTTTTTCGTATTTGTTTCCCATATTATACCCTACACTAACCTCACAAGCCAGTGGGGTTTTCCATGAGTAGCCCCAACATTTTGCTATATTTTTAGGTAGATCGTCAAAAACCTCATGAAACAGGTTTACCAAACGCTGTACATGCTCACTAGGAGTATCTAAAACAATACTATCGTGAACCGTTGACAGCAACAACACCTCAGGGAGGTTCATTTTCTTTAGTCGTGAAGCAAATGACAGCCTAGCCAACATCATAACATCTGCTCCAGTCCCTTGTCAGTTGTGTTACGAGTACACCGCTTCCGCGTACTCTCTGCATGTTCCCATGCAGCTCAGACTATATCACGATCCTTATTCAGGACCCCATGCGCTTCGGGAACGCTGTTCCCTACTCCCTCTCGGGATAGTCGTTGCACGTTAGACCAATAAATATTTGCATGTAGTCTCATATGCTCTGCTCTTGTCATACACTCTAGATTATCAGCAGAATTATTTTGTTTGTTCTCATCTTTATGATGAATTACATGCTTGGGAGGCACCTTAGTTTTACTATGTGCTATTGCCCAATTAATATGGTGCTCGAACGCACGGTTAGGGTGTGGCCTATGGCCCTCCCACCAATCCGGTGCCCAAACTAATAAGTACCCTGAAGAAGATGTTTTGTTTTTAGCATTATGATGCTCCATTCTTTCTTTACCCTTCATCGGATTTTTACTACCTAATTTAGCGTAATGATTGATTTTGGAGTATCTTTCTTTTCTAACACATTCTGGTAGCTGCTTAATTAATCTTCCTACAGTATCTTTGCTGACACCAAACTTCTTAGCGATGTCTTGTTGTGTCTTTGAAAAATCAAGTAATGCCTCCAGAATAAGAACTTCTTTTTCTTTGGGTGTTTTATTCCATACCATTTTATTGTTCTCTTCGCTCAGGGTTGCCCGGTCTGGGTTTTCTCTGAGTTCACATGGTTATTCGACAGATATTTCTATCTGAAGCCGCTACAATTAACGGGTGCGTTGATGATCTGATTGGTAGGCCATTCCATTTCACCTCGCCAATTGGCTTTT